TGCATTAGTGGGCGTAATCGGCTTCTCAGTAAATGACGGTATGTACATCTCAGACGTACTGGTAAAGATCTGTAAATCACGGTTAGACACCAGATGCCTAATCGTATTGATTTCACCAATAGACGCTGTGATGTCTAGCGCGTCATCATCTTCTGCATCACCAATGTCAAAGTTAAAATAGTCAGCAGACTTGCTTGCCCAGATGCCATCTGGTTGAGCCAAGCTGCCACCTAGCCATAGCCTGTTCTCATGAAAGGTTACAGCGCCGGGGTAGCCCCGCAGCGCACTGTATGATTGCTCACCCCACTCTGTAGTGGGTGCATGAGTTACAATTTTTGGCGAACCACCACCAATCGTAGACTCGTTAGCTGTAGCCCCAGCCTCAACTACAAACTCATTTTCATCAATAATCTCTGTGACTGTGCGCGTACCATTAATGTTGTTTGCAGATATACCACCTACTGCACCAGCCGCAGATATTGTAATCGAGTCATTTTCTGCAAGACCATGATTGGCAAAGGTAATGTGGATCTCATCAACACCATCTGTAGTTTCAATAGCATCACGATCCAGATGCACTAACAATTCATCAGTAATGTCACCTGTCGCCTGTGTCGCAGATTGCACAGACTTAATCTCAATCTCGTTGTCATGATACCGCAGAACAACGCCAATATGCCTCGAGTCAGGATAGTTACCACCCGACTGTGAGCCTGTTGTGTCAAAGTAATTTACACTTGTAGTCAGGGTTACGCCTGTGCCAGTGCTAGCAGATGGATCAAGCGTTACACCGACATCTTGGAACGAATAGTACGGCTGGTTAATCCGATACCCATCCGCACTTTCGTTGAATGTCATAAGTTGTAATTCAAATGTAGTCAGGCTAGTGCGCACCAACTTACGCACCATAAATGTCTGATGCGCAATAAACATTACATCGCCAAACTGAGCATATGTTAGCTCCGGCAGCTTGGCGTTAGTAAACGGAATAGCGTTGCTGTCTACATCTTGTGTCAGAGTCTGAACTAGAGAAACATCTCCGGTGGTCGGATCAATCTGGAACACACGGATCTTGGCGCTTTCAAGACTGACAATGTATCGCTCATCATCAGAAAAAATGAATGGCACCAGCCTAAGTTGCTGCGTGGCGGAGGAATCCACGGTGGTGTCGAACTCATATATGCGGCGGGTGCCAAAGCGTTTGAGCAACCCACCCTCATTGCGCAGAAAGAAGTTTTCTATCTTCTTCGCAGAGTTGTTGTAGAGCGGAGTGTCAGTTCTCGAAACAAGCGATGGGCTGATCTCACCATACTGAAAGTTACTAATCGGTACGCGGACTCTAGCCATTAACTTCGCCTGTCAGTAATAAACCTCGACGTTACCAGCTTGCGTGTTGTCTGCTGCTGTGCATCCAAGCTACGAGCCTTTGCCATTGCTTCTTGCCCCGCCTGTTTCATCAATGAAGCCAAGCCAGCATCTCTGGCAATAGACGTTGCAAACAAGGTTGCCAGTGCATACTCAACAGCAAGCGTGAAGTACGAGGGCCAGTCTTCTTCATTAGCCCGGTAAGTAAAGTCTGCAATCACAACATCTGTAGGCGATGTGTCTGCGTAAATCTTGTCACCGTAAATCTGATATTCAATTGGAAAGTCATTAACAGTAACGGCGTGTACCATTAATGTGCCGTCTGCCTGTTGATACGCATAGTCGTATCTACCTGTAGGCGCATCTGTCAGCCTGTTAAGTACAGACTGATTAGTAGCAAAACGCCACCTAGCATTAACCAGTGACGCTCTAGCAACATCCTCATACAGATTCACAGAGACAAGAGCCTCTGTGGTTCCGTCTTCAAAAGACGTAATCGGATCTGCACCAATCAGGATCAATGCCCTTGAGCAGATATCTACCGCTGAATTTGCTGCCGTACTGGTCATGTCAGTAGAGGGGGCCGTAGCCCCCTCTCCCTATTTTAGTCGCCGTCAGTTTCAGCGATAGCCGTGCCATCAGAGACATCGACTACTGAACCTGTGTTCGACAGGACGTTCACAAAGTTTGTGGTTGGAGTATTCGTATCCACAACAATGATAACGTCACGAACAGCCAGCATATTTGCGGCATCGTTAAAGTAACCAGAGGTGTTTACAGTCCCAATTGCATCAGCAGAACTGTAGAGCCAGAGATCACCGTTTGAAGCACCGCCAATACGAGTGAGATTTGCTGCACTATAAGCCATTTGTCACCCCTATTAGTTGTTGTCCAGAACTTCGTACACACCGTTATCGTCGATAACTTTTGCACCCATCGACATCATCGAGGTTGCAAGGTGTGATACTTTTTCTGGTACATAGTTGATTTCAGTCGAGACATCTGCATTGATGCCAAGACCAACAGCCGAGGTGTGGTAGGCCATGTTCTTACCAGCGGTGATTGCCGAGGTAGAGAACACCTTGAAGCCCATGAACTCTTTCATGGTCATGCCACCAGCAAACGGCAGGTTCTGCTCACCAACAAAGTCTGACGATGCAAACTCAGTGATAGTAAACAGGTCTGCGTAACCCTTCGGATGCATAGCCAGATAACGGCCACCATCCTCAGGAATGTTTGCAGTACCAAACGTCTCAAACAGAGACAGGATATCGGCAAGCGCCAGAGCGGAGCCAGTATCGTGAATCTGAGTCGAGTTGGCACCCGCATCCATTGCTGTGTAAAGAAGCTCGTCAGTCTTACGACCAAGAGCAGCAGCAGCGGATTGGGCAACAGCCTGACGCTCGTTAATGTTGATCTTGAGTTCATCAAGCTTGTCGATGTACTCAGCGGCATAGAAGTCTTCCATGGTTGCTTCCACTTGAGTGTGTGCAAGCTCCATAGGAGTGACATTGCCGTTGCGCGACTTGGTGGAGGCAGAGCCAGCACCGATTTTTTGGAAACGAACAGTCGAGCCAGTCACATTGTTTGCCATGCGCACAGTGTTCCGCAGTTTGGAACCCATACGCTGATAAGCCATGTGAACCTCAGACTCAAACTGCTTAATAAATGCGACATCAAGAGTGTTCGCCATTTTACAGTCCTCGTAAGATTGTTTTCACGTTCACGGTTATCTGTTTGGCATCCTCAACGCGATTGTCCTTGCGGGTCGCTCAGTGCATTACAGGCCGACTTAATTCACCAATAACATCATTTTTATCTACAGCGCAACGCTCAAATCGCATAAAGGTGTGACTGTTCATTTCGTACATGCTCTCATCAAACGTAAACCCACACCAACTCAGCCACATGATTGTATCGTGGTGGTCAGCAGGAACAAAGTTTTCTACGCTAGCATAATGACCTTGCAACAGTTCTATAGTTGGGCGACAGCCCCTAAGAAATGGGCGGAAGTTATAGTTAATTGCATTGGTGCCAAGCAGCCAAATGCGTCCGTGGTTGTCGTCTATAGGTACGCTCCCGCACATCCCAATAGGCGTCTCATCAAGTCGCAGTGTGTAAGTAACTGCACCGTTTATAACCATCGGCTCAGTAAGTGCCTCTAGCGGAGTCAGGTTGTGTATGTAACACTCCCTGACATCCGCTTTGCGCATATTGTCAGCAACACGCTCGGCATGTTCGGGTAGGCTTTTGATCAACGAGAGCCTACCAACTCGCAACGCTTCGTTAGCCATTAGTAAACATACGCTTGAAGCCGTCATCGACTTGTTTAACAAAAGTCGGATCACGCCGCGCTGGGTCATGATAACGCGGGTCAAGCATCATCTGGCGTAGGTCAGCTTCTGTTTCACGTGAAACCTCAACAGCACCGTTAGATGGCCCACCTTCTCGCATTGCTTCCATAACATGCTCAAGCACCATAATACCTTCGGCTGTCTCACACATACGCTCTACAGCGCCAAGCATTTCCTCTGGGAAGAACTGATTGGCAAACAAGCTAGCAGCTTCTGTCCTAGCATTGGCATTGTCACCCAGCTTTTCCAACTCTGCATCATAGTCAGGCACATCTGCATTGACCGCATTGACATACATTTCAATGCCTTCTGCAAACTCGTCTTGGCTATAGCCATTCTCAAAAGCCTGATTAGCCCACCACTGTAGCAGCGGGTTATCGGTAGCCATTTCGTCATCAATGCTATCAGGAAGCACATAGTCACCAACAGACTCTGGCCTGTTAGCGTAAGCTTGCTCTTCCATCTCTTTCATAAACTGATCGCGGAATGTTTCTTCCTTAGCGCCAATCTTACTCTCAAGGTTTGAGTAGGACTCAACCAGATCATCAAGAGACTTAAACTTCTCAGGCAGCGCAGCAAGCGGATCGGGTGCCGCTTCTGGCTCCATCAATGGATTGCCACCCTCGGTTACAATGCCAGAGTCTTCTGCTGTTGCTTCTGCTTCATTCATTTGATTTTACCTTTTGACCATGCCGGATGCGCGACTCTATTAGACCAACGATGTATCGCTGCCCCTCCATATGACGCAACTCCGCATCAGTTACTGCTGCGCCATTAACTGCTTCGATTGTGATTGAACGTAGATACTTCAACACGTCTTTGCCCAGTTCATCTTTGAACAAGGCAGCTATGTTGATGCTTATCTTTTCGTCATCAGGACGACTACGCTTATAGCCATCAAGACTGAGGTAGTTGCTCTGCGCCACTCATCGCTCCCTGTTGAGTCTGTGCATACTGTTGTGCCAATGCCACAAGCTGTCTGCGTTCCTCAAGGTCGCGGATCAATGAATCTGGCACACCGAACTTCTTGCCCAAGTATGCTGCGGTTTCTTCTGAGTCGATCAGAATTTGAACAACCTGTGGGCCAAAGGTTGCTTGAACCAACTCAAGCCAACGTGCCACAGATGTGATGTCTTGGTTTGCCTGTGCCTGTGCAAGTGGCGATACAGAGCGAACCTTTACTTCCCTGCCATTAATAGTTGGCAGTTCAATACGCCCCTGCTTCTTTAGGATGTAGACTACACGCTGTAACACAGGTTGTACCAACTCAGCCTGTAGCCTTCCAAATGCAGAACCAATACGGCGGGAGAGATCAGCCATTCGCTCGGCCACCTCTGTTGCACTAGCAGGGGTTCGATCAGGATTACCCAGCATGTCATTGTACAAGGCTCTCTTGATGTTGAGCCTCATATCAGACAGCACAAGGTTGGCTACGTCAAACGAACCAGCAGCGCGGATTGGTTCCAAACCACGAGAACCAGCAGCCTTCGGGATGACCGTACCCGGTACAAGACTAATAGTGTCAGGGTTGACTACTCCGTCGTCTTCCATTTGGTAGATACCCGAGATAGCCATTTGCGCGTTCTCAAGTATAAGCTCAATAGTGAGATTCGTAGTTTTAATGGCACTAAGCGCATTGATGAGTGGGCCTCGCCCATAGACCTCGCCACTGCACTTCGACCAGCGGAAGCATATAAAAGGATTTGACCCCACACCACGATACTTCTCCTCTCTGACTACTTCCTTGTTGGTGCAGTCAATAGCATAGAACAAGTAGGCTTCGTCGTTCTTTACTGAATAATCTCTAGCAACAACCTCAAGGATCTTCACCTTGTCATCAGGTGCGTTCTTAATCTTGTGCTGTAGCTTGCGGCCAATCTTGGCTTGCTTGTACATCAGCGGCACATCGGATGCGCGTACCTGACGCTCACGATACACATGGTCAATGCGATCATCAGGGCCGGTATCCAGCACCACATGTGGCAGCGGCACAGCCGAGAACATAATCGGGTTGATTGCATCGCCCTCAGA